GATAATTATCATCACTAACACGATATTGATCTAAAGAATGATCATATTTTTTCTGTAAGCCTTTCGCAAAATCAAGAGCTGCATGTTCTCTTCGTTCTGCTTCTCGATAACGATGCGTAAGCTCACCAATGCGTTTTTGAACAGTCTTGGAGACTTGTTCTAGATCATCAATCTTTTTTTCTTCTTTAACGGGTTCAGCTTCTTTAGGTTCTTCTTTAGGCTCATTTTCAATAAGAATTTTAGCTTTTTCTTTATCCTTATCAACATGTTCCGTGTAACCTAAATCAACTTCCCCTACATTAAGATTGATGTTTTCTTTAGGGTCTTCTTTTTTTTCAGGTTCTTTAACTTCGACGTCTTGCTCTTTAGCATCGTCTGTGTCTAATTCAACCTGAGGTTTTGTTTCTTCTTCTGCCATCATTCCTCCTTAGTATATGTGAAGAACATCTTCTGGCTTTCGAATTGTTGCTATGATCTCATCATCATTTAAAATACGGTGTTCTCCATATTTTGTTTTGAATCGAGATCCCGCATACTGACCATAAATCACAAATTGTCCTTCTTTACACCAAGGTCCAGAAGGAAATTTTTTTTCATCTTTATAACAAAGATCTCCCATCATAATAACTAAGCCAACAACCGTTGTCATTTCAATCGTGTCTTGGGTAGCCTCGGTGATAATAATTCCACCTTTGGTTTTTTTCTCACCTGACCACGGTCTAATTAGCATACGATAACCTACAGGTTTTGGAAGGATACTAAGATAACTCTTAACTCCTTCTGGACTTGTAGGAACTGGCTGCTTTTTAGAATTATGTGGATTAGGGATTTCTAATCCTTTGGGTTTGATTATCGTCGTCTCCATCAATATTCTCCTTTTGCAGGTCTTTTAAGTCCTGAAGCAATGCTTCTAATGCATTGAGTCGTCCTTTAGAATACTGCAATTGGTCGACCGTGTCTACACCATGGCAAATGTGGTCTCTAATAAGCTTTATTTGCTCATTGATGCGTTTAGTAATGCGGGCGACGGTATAAGGATCAAGCATGTTTTTGAAAAGCGATTTTGTTTTTTCCTCGTTCTAAAACTCCATAATTATAATAATGTTTTAATATATCCCAAATTAAACTCGTGTTATAACGGGGATAATCATCAAATACAAGCACACAATGGTCACTAGCTCGTGTAGCAAAAAATTGAACCTCATTTAAAATATCGGTAGTGCAATGGGGACCGTCAAAGTAGACTAAATCATATTTAGTCATTAATTGTTTAACACTATGATACACGGGAACCCCGTCTGCAAAACGTTTAAAAAATTCAGTATCTTCAAGTTGATAAAGCGTAAAATTAGGATAATTGAGTGTTTGAAGCATTTTAGCTTTCATTTCATTAGTATAATTTGAACGGAAAGATAAAGGAACGGGAGTGCCTGCTGCTTGAGGTTTTCCGTCAACTATAGTTCCCTCGGTATTAACCATAAGGGTTTTATCGTAATGCCTATATTTAAGATTACCGTAAGGATCGATACCAATATGCCAGTGAAAGGTATCTTTTTTATCTTTAAATGCGTCTAGAATAATTTTAGAACCCATGCCTTCATGGACTCCAATTTCACAGGTTAAAATAATGTTTCCTTTAACATGGCTACAAGCGTTTTTTAAAATATTATATTCAACGCTGTCTCCAGTGAGAGGCATTATTTCTTTTTACCGTTTCTCCAGATTTGAGTTCCTTTGATACCAAAAATACTTCCGACTACTAAAATCCACAGGCTAGTAAACCATGTTGGCAATGTTGAAAAGTATTCAAAGAAAAGTTTTACTTTCTCCATCGCTGTCGGGTCGTCACTTATAACTGCCCACATTAAAACGATAATGGGCGCCGAAAGGATGACAAGGACGAATTCGTCCTTCCAATCTGATTGTCGGGCTTCTAAAAGTTTGCCCTGGTAAGATTCTTCACCTCGGGCCATACGTTCTGCGTGCAATAATTGTGCATCAGACATAGCTACTTTCGTTCTTTGTCTATTGGAATAGATTTTAGCTCCTGCTTTAAGGGCCATTCCAGCTAAATTAAACCACATAATATCTCCTTCTTTATTTAGTTTTTGGCTTCATCTTGGCGACTTTAATTCTATTTTCATTCGCCATCTCTTGTTTTTCAATGGATGTATCTGCACGAAGTTCAGCCAGTTCTTCATTCTGATCAATCTTTGTTTCTTGAATATCTTGATTCATCATAGCCTTCATATTTTCTAAATTAAGTCTCTTTTCAGCTTCTTTTCTTTTCGCTTCATTGTCAAGAGCTCTAATATCAAGTTCTCTTGCTCTTAATTTAGCAATTGGGTCATGATCGAATTGAGAAGTGACTTTCTTCTCTTCCTTCATGTAATCTTCTGTCATTTCCGCTATTAGCACCGCTTTTCTAGCTTCAATCTTCTGCTGCATTTGCTGCATCTGCATTTGAGCCTGTTGAGCGCCTTGTGGATTTTGTTGAGCCATTTGTTGTATAGCCATTCCTTGTTGTTGCAACTGTTGCAACTCTTCTCTAAATTCTAATTCAATTTGTTCCTGAGCCATTAAAGAAATATGTTCTAGACAGTTTTTTTCAATCGCTGCATTCATCATCGGAGCACTTCTTGCCATATTCGTTGCCATAAAGTTTAAGTGCGCTGTAATATGAGCTCGGTGATCCTGACCCGGATAAGCCCTAAAAGGAACTCCGCCTAAAGCATCAATATGCTCTAGTGCCGGATCTTTTGGAATCATCGGTGGTTTTGGTTTTAAAATTAAATCAATATCCTTAACCCCTAACGCTTCATACATATTTCGATACACTTCGTACTGGTTATGCATCTTTGGATTTGAGGCTGCCAGTTGTAACTCCGTTTGCGCAAGAGAGATACGCTGAGTTTGAGAAAAAATGTTGGGGTCTGCAACTGGCAGAATATCTACGCGGGCATCGAAGTCCGTTTGCATAATTTGCCTTTGGCCTCCGACAACATCGTATGGGTATACGGGCGGTAGATAAAGTTTAAAAACACGTGAAAGTAATATAAATTCTCTTTTCATAGAGGCGTATAATCTTTTATGTATGGCCGACATTGTTCGGCTGCCTCTTTCCAACAAGGCCACGGTCGTGCCTACTGCTGCCTGTTGATTTCCCTCACCCACTTGCAGGTCCGCAATGGATGCGAATCTTTGTCCTGCTTGAACCACGACGCCCATTAAAGCTAGTAAAGTTTGAGACGGTTCTTTAAACGGAAGCATCATAAATGCATCTCGTAAATTTCCGCCGGGTGCATCAACATCCCTGAATTCTCCCGGTTGAATCGATTGTGCTTCGTCTCGCATCTTAATTCCACGCATCTTGAATCCAGCAGGAAGGTTCGCTAACGTCCCTGCGTCCAAGAGTTGACGTAATGCCGCCGTTGCCGTACGGCTTAATCCGCCAATCATATGAATAAGGCCAAAGCCATAAAAGCCTAGGCCAGGTAAAAATTTGAAATGTACAAAGTATTGAATTTTTTCTTTTTTAGGATCCTTCACTTCATAGTTTCTTCGAATCGATAAAACTTTTCGAGTGCCTTCTTCCAACGCCACAACATAAGGCAGTTTGATTCCGGTAAAGTCTCCTGTTTGAGGATCGACATCTTCAAAACCTTCAATGTCTAAATTAATATGACATTCTAAAATCGTATAGATTCGTTCGTCTCGTCCTTTAGTTACGCCTTCAATTCTTTTCTCTTTTTCCTGAAGTTCGGTTTCCATTAAATGAGCAGGATTCAGTTCAATGTCTCGATAGAATCCTCCCACTTGTTTTTTTCGTACTTCGTTTTCGGACATACGAACAACATGGATGACAGATTCCGCATCATCTAATGAGGTAGCTGTATACGGAACCACTAGGTCATCTGCAGGAACGAACTTAGAAACCGCTCGTTGCATTATTTCGTCATAATAGACTTTTTTAAATGCTGAACCTGCTAAAGGTAAATAGAATAACATTTGGTCGAACTCGGCTTCGTATTCTTTCATTTGATCCATGATCTGATAGTTCATGTAATCCTTAACCCGTTGTGCCTGTTGTTCTTTAGCCGGGTCAATTTTTCCAACGATCTGAGTTCGTACAGGACCGCCGGAAGGTAATAATTCTTTATAAGCAAGAGACTGGAACTGTGTTACGGCTTCGGCAAGAACCGGATGCGTGGCCCCTGAAGCTCCTTTAAAGGGCTCTGTTCTATTTTCATATTGAAAGCCAAGAAGGTCTAAACCATTCGTGTAAGATTTTTCCCAGTCTTTTCTAGAATTTTTATAATCGGTATAATTAACGTGCAACTCGCTTCCTAAAGGATCGAGTACATCGTCCGGAAGAAGTTCTGCTAGATTCGCGAAGTGTCCTTGATCGTCTCCAGGATTCACGGCTCCCGGATCAAAATTAATGTCGACACTGCCGTCTTCGTTCTTTTGAATATCCACCGGTTCCAAAGATTGTTGAGCTGATTGCTGTTGCTGTTCAGCTTGAACTTCCTTGGGGTTCGGTAATTTTATTGTTTGTTGTACGTTTGGTAAACTCTTATCTATACTTGCCATTTAATTTCCTCAGTGTTATTTTAATCTTTTTATGCCTGTTTTTCAAGTGATTAGTCTATATCGTCTATGTCTGGAAGATAGTTATCATAATCCCCTTCGCCATATTTGGTTGAAGAATAATCCACTTGCGTAGTTGTATCAGATTCTAGCTGTTTTCTATATTTCTGCTTTTTCTTGGCTTTTACCTTATCCTTATGAGTTAGTTTTCTCTTCGTTGCAAACTCTTTAAGTTTACTAGTATCCGTCGTTAAATCGTCAACATTACCTACAACATTATCTAAATCCCAAACAACTTCAGCATCATCCGGGCCCGTCGCTACATACTTGGGTTCTGATTCTGCAGCTGAAAATTCTGATTTTGTTTTAACAGAGCCTTTTTTCGTTACAACTTCTTCCGGAGCTTTATATTCTAAATGAACAGTACTCAAATCATTTGATGCACGAGGATGTAAAGGTCCATACTCAATTCTAACGTTTCCTGTATCCATGTTCTGGTAAACGGTAACCTCTTCTCCTTTGCTAATTTTTTTATTATGGACAATTTCCCGTTCAACCGTTCCTAGCTTCTTGGTGACATCGTCACCTTCCTTCACGACTCGATTAACGAGCGGAATGAACCAGTCGGGCATGCCTTCGGTGCTTTTAATAATTTTATCACCGACCTTAACTGCTACGGTACCTTTTCCTTTTCCGATACCAAATTTAACAAGTCCAGATTTAACTCCAGCGATTCCTCCGATCACACTTCCTAACCAGGCTAAAAATTCTCGTCTTCCCATTCCACCGCCTCCAAAAGGTACACGGCCGCCTGTTGCACCTCTCCAGTCTTGGGTTCCATGACTTCCAGGTAATTGCATAAACTGACGTATTTTTTCTTCCCGATTATATT